CTCCTGATAACGCTCTATCCAGTCGTTGGCGTCGTCCGGCGTGAAATGCCAGTTTCTGGCGCGCAACTCACGGATGAAGTCATCTGTGCGTAAACACTGGTATCCCTTAGGATTTAGTTGTATTGCAGCGACAAATGCGCTGTGAATGTCTGATTTGCGGGGCATGATCTGCACTCCTTTTACTGTTTTTATATACAGTAGTTTTAAAGAGAGTGCAGATCAAGTGCGTGAGACCTGAATGCTTAATTACATAGCAGCCATAATGAAACACAAAAGCTCTTCATAGCGGATGCCGTAGCGACCGCCAGCCTCTTTAACGAGCACCTGTTTCGCTGGATTAATAACCTCCCATCGCTCTTCCTCGATAATTAGTTTCTCCCCGTCCGGTGATACTAACGAACTTGTCACTGCCGGGTGATAGACCGTCTCAGCAGGTATGGTTTCATACTGATCCTCCCATTCGTCATAACAGAAGAGCCCGTAATCCGCTGCGTTAAGTCCCTCCTCCGCAAAGGCCTTCTCAACCTCCTGCGCTATCACACCAAAATGCCAGCGCGCCTCTCTGCCTTTCTCTTCAACGGCATCGATAAACTTATAACGAATGATGAGGCTTTTGAGCTTTTTCGCAACCCGAATCTCGGTGTCTGACGGCTCACTCACGTCGGTTTTCACCGTGCCATCAGATGTGTTAATTGCACCTGCAGCAGCAAACACCTGAGTCCAGCGATAAGCGCCTGAGCCAAGCGCATTGAGGTTATCTGTTGCTGCAGTTAAAACGCCGTCTACACGAAGGAAACTTGACGCGTTTCTTGGCCCAGCCATATTTCCCTGAAGGTATGGAAGGCTCCCCTGGTTTGCGACGATAAACTGATTATCGCCAGAGGTAATACCTGCCCCTGCCAGGTCTCCGATAAAAATATTACCGTTACCTGAAGACAGCGTTCTCCCCGTCCCCCTCCCGAGCATGACGTTGTTACTGGCAGTGCCGACAGCATTAAGGGCGTCAGCGCCTAAAGCTACGTTATTTGAACCAGTAGCAGTACCAGTAAAAGTATTAGTAGTTGAAGTCACACCGCGTCCAGCACTATTACCAATATAGGTATTATTATCGCCGCTGGTAATTTCGCGGCCTGCTGCGTTACCTATGAAAGTACAGCCATTAACGATACTGAATGAAAGTCGCTTGCCAGACGAATCAGTAACAATACCTGCACGCATGCCGGTAGACCGGCCAACACCAACGTTATTGCTACCGGTGTGAAGTTGCTGGAAGGAAGACGGCCCAATACCAATGTTGAATGAGCCGAACTTGTTCTCATTTAGTGCATCACGCCCAATGCCGATGGAGTTGTTGAGGGTTATCGCTTTCTTGAGGGCGTTAACACCAATTGCGATGAGTTCGGTGCCAGTGCACGGAGAGGTGTCCGTCAGGGCGTCAACCAGCGTATCGCCAGAAATAGCCCCGTGCCCGGCGGCCGTGATATTGGTTGCGGTAGTGATATTTCGCCCGGCGCCAGGACCCAGCAAAACCACCCTGGCATTAATATCATCGCCAGCAAAATTCTTTCCGGCGTCATAGCCAAGGATAAGATTACCGTGGGTTTGCGAGGGGTTGGTGAATGGGATTGTCCCTTCAGCAACGGTCTGTATGCGCTTACCGGGGCCCCAGAATTTGCCGGGAATATCTGCTGGAATTAAATAGGTGCCTGCCGGGACATAAACCCCACCAGGAGAGACAGTGGCTGCGGCAGTAAATGCTGCGGTTGCATCCATGGTTCCGGAAATGGTCGCAGCGACATCATCCTTGGCTACAAAATCCAGTACGCTGACTGTCTCCTGGTTTTTATCATGCTGAGTTCGCGGCGCAGCACCGGCCAAAGACTGTTGCACCGCCATCATGGCGTCACCCAGAGTAGGATTTTTCAGATCCGCCCGAAGTGATGCATCCCCAACACCGACCCACTTACCCTGCCCGACGCCGCCCGCACTTTCCGGGGTGGAGCCAGGCGGAACAACTTTGGGCTGTGACCAGTCTCCGTCCCAGCGGTAGTATTCGCCATTGCTTTCGAGCTGCAGAACAGTGTTAGGAGTGAGGAGGGTATAACCCTGTTCAAAAGATTTCGCCGTGATATAGCCATAGTTAAGCATCGCCTGGTTAGCGTCGTAATTCAGGCCGGCGATTGTACGATGTTTTTGACCAAAACGATCGGTATAAGTGTGGCTGTAACTGGTAACAAATTCGTCGATTTTACCGGCGTTAAATTTCAGGTCACGCGGCGTTTCACTCGGAACAGGCAAATTTGTAGGTTGAGTGGCCATATGTTTTCCATAAAAAAACCCGGCGCGCTGGCCGGGTTGAGATGGTTATTCGGAATTACTGATAGACGCTGTCGCTGTACTCAGAGACGGTCAGCGAGACCGTGTTATCTGTGTTGGGTTTGATGCTGTTGACTGTCCACAGTTGGCTGTCCATCTCTTCCACTGTGGCGATCAGGTAACGAGACGGGAGCTGCACTGTGTCGCCGTTCCAGATGTTCAGCTCGATCGCGGGAAGCGCTGCGGTGAAGCCGTAAGGCGTGTCGCTGCGGGGCGTCGCCGGGTAACGCAATGTAGGGTTGCCCAGGCTGTCGGTGACCAGCACATACATCGCGCCGGAGAAGCTGATGGGTTCACTGGTGTCGAAGTTATTACCTGATCGCCCGGTGATGTAGCCCTGCTGCTGGTTGCTGTCGTAGATGTCCGGCATCTGGATAACGCTTCCGACCTGAATAATCCCGTCTTCGAATACCCGTGCATTCATCCTCACGCGGGAATACATCAGCCGCCGCGTTTCGCGCAGTGCGCGTTCACGCGCTTGAAATTCATTACGGAAGCCGACGATCTCCAGTTTGTTGGGATTCTCCGCCTCCTGCTCAACGATCGCCCCATTCATGACCCGGTAGTTGATGTAGGTCTTGTTGTTCGTGGTCGGATGAACATACGACACCTGCACTCCGTCATAGCCGCCTGGCAACGTGGCTTCGTACGTGATCTTGTACTCATCCGTCTTCATATTGGCCCGGTTGAATACTGCCGCCGGGTAGTCCACCTTCTGATCGCGGGTAAACGTCAGCACGCCGTCATCCCAGTACGCCATGACCGACGCGGCATTGCAGATGGCGCGCACCCGGTCGCCCAGCGAGTCGTTTTCATCATCAAACGTGTAATCGAACTGCCCGAGCCGGTCATCCGGCAGGCTTTCGGCGATCGCATACAGGCCATACAGGTCAATGCTGCTTTCCGGCTGCGCCCCCATAACCAGCCAGGTGTGCGCCACCGCATCCGCGAACGAGCGGGACTGACGCAGTGTGTAGTCCACCGCCTGCGCGTTCAGGTCATAAGTGATAGTGTGCCGGGTTACCAGCGCGTTGTATTTCCGCTCCCGGCTGCCCAGGGCGTTCTCGGGCGCCCTCACCTTCACGCGCACAAGGGTGTCGGTCGGGTGTACCACGTTAGTGCGGATGTTGATGGCATGGATTTCCTCGACCTTCAGCACCGATGCATCGCTGGCGTTGTCAGTACGCTGGAAGCTGATCGCATACTTGCCGAAACCAGCCGCGGGTGTAAGTTTGTCCGTGCGGTAGAAGACCTCGCTTGTATGGTCGTGCGGCGTGCCCTGGTAATAGATGAAAGTCTCTGTGGTGCCAGGGATCTGGTTGTAATCGTCGTCGATTTTCCAGATAACCACCCGCCAGTTGGTTTGTTTATTCCCGCCCAGGCTGGACTGGGTATGCAGCCACAACTCGGTGGACTCCACCGGAGAGAAGAACGGGCCGACTGTCAGCGCCTCATTGTCGTTCAGGATGAAAGTGGTCG